GCCCCGGCTACTGCGGGTTTATCCTGCAGGATGCCGATTGCTGGTTGGTTCGCTGTTGAGAGTGTTACTGTGCCAGCTGAAACGTATGTTACCGCAGCAAACTGCGATGCACTGTAGTCCGCTGTTGCGCTATATGTAGCGTCAAAAACGGGAATATCTCCTCCGCTCATAGTTTACTCCTGCTGCGCATCATGTCATCATAAATCTCTGGATGCGCCATTGTCTCTTCTGCCATCGCTTGCTCAATCGTCAGCTTACTGTCAGATTTAGCTACGCGCTCTTTAGCAAGAGCCTGTAACTTGCCTTCCGGTGTTCCTGCGATTGCCGCTGCGCTTCCTACCTCTTTAAACAGGCCACTTTCCTTAAGGCCGTTGTCTGCAGATTTAAGAACGCCTTCTATTGATGCGTAACTCTCTGGAGAAAGCTTTTCGTTCATCTCCTTTAGTACGTCAGCAAAAGATTCATTCTTAGGCAGGTGCGTAAATTCGGCCGCCTTAGCGATGAACTCTTTCGTGCGGGTTTCGTCTTCCATCTTTTGGACTTTCTGTTCTAACTCAACGTTAGCCTTCCAGAGTGGCCTTACAGCCCCTTGGATGTCCTCGGGTAGGAGGTCAATGTCCGCCTCTTTAGTTATCTTATCGAGTGCTTTCTTTATCGGATCGCTCTCTTCGGATTTCTCCATTTTTTTACTTCCTTGTTTCTTTTGAGCTGCTGCTTCTTCTTCCAGTCTCTTTATCTTCTCTTCCGGAGTCTCTTCTTCTTCGGTGTCAGGTTTTGCAGGTGGGAACGCTTTCTTAGTGTCCGTCGCCTTTTCAAAGCCCGACGCCTCGGCAAGAGTGTCGAAAATGTCAGAAGGAAGCTGCTCTGCGTACGCCGTTGCCAGCTTCACGATGCCTACTAATGCTTCAGTAGCATCCGTGGAGAGCTCAGGCGTCTGCTTCAATGTATCGCGCAGCGTGTCCTCTGTGCCTAAATCGGCTTTAAGGATGTCTGCGTAAGGTATTTCTGGTGTTTCCATGATTACCTCTACTGGTGCGCCGTCTTCTTTTAGAATTTTAAACCGCTTCCTGTTAGCGCCCTGCTTGACAAGACTAATCTCGTCAACTTCGAGCTCTTTCAGTTCAGTCGGCCCTTTTGTAGTGTTAGCCATTGGTTAACCCCCAAAAAGATTCTGATTGAAACATGCCATAAACGGGCAAGTTACGGTCAGAAAAATGTAGCAGCGGAGCTAAGGCTATTGCGCCATTTGAATCTTCTTTGTCGGTCAATTGCGCCTTGTTACTCCGTGCTGCCTGAGGGTGTACTTGGAACGCGCACCCCTTTACCACCTATTGAGAAAGCATTGAACTCACCGTTCTCTACATCCTTCCAAGTGGCTTCGTCATTAATCTTGACGCCTACGACCCACGAGCCTTTTTTAATCTGCTCGCCATCCACGTCCATATCAACGGGCGCGATGAAACTCTCCACTGGTACTGCCTTAGCAGGCCCTCGGTGCTGGCTTCCAACTGTGCGGCTCCGCTCCATATATGCCCACGCTGCCTTACGCAGTTCTTCCGGTGTTACCCAGTCACCCTGCGTATCGAGCTTGCAGACATTATGGCCTTTGCTGCACGGTTCATAAACAACGCCATACACAACGTGCGGACTATCCGCTTTCAACAGGCGTACCGTGTAGTGAAAGGTCGTTTCTTTAGTAGTCATATTAAAGGTTCTCCTGAGGAGTATTTAAGTGTGTCTTGTTACCCCGAGCCTTGAGCATCTTCTTCAGTTGGTCTCTCTTCCTTATCAGCTCTTGATTTGTGCGCACCGTTCCCAATGCGTTAGGGTGTGGCAGCGTAACATCAACCACACGGCCCAAACTCTTTTTAACAGTATGACCTAATGCAACGGTCAGCCTTCCATCAGGTTCTCGGTATTTCCAGATAAGGTTCTCAGCTTCTATTTCTTCCTGTGTGGGTTCACGCACCTTACCGTCTTCACTTTTAAGCAGCCGGGGCACTAGATATAGAATAGCAATATCATCCCGCTTGAGCCCTAAGGGTTTAAGATACTGCTCGTTAAAGATTCTTCCAGTTGTTCCTATCAGAGCTTCTTTTCTAACTGACTCGATTATACCCGGCGAAGCAGCCACGAATGAAATGAGTGGGTGCGAGCCGACAAAGGGTTCTATAATCGTTTCAGGGGTTACCGCTTTAACTGCCATTTCCTTTTTAGTTTCAGCAGACTTAGACGCTTTCGCTTTCATAGCCTCGCATTTCTGTGCGGCCACTTCGCAATCATCGTCAGCTTTTTTAGTGGGTTCGGCTTGCGCCTCTTGCAGTTGTGCCGTAAGTTCAGGAGCTATAGTCTGGGTCTGAGCGGCAGCCTCTTGGGCAGCAGTGGCGGCATCGCGCTTTGCCTTCCCGGATGCCTTGCCCCCGGCTGTGCTGCGAGCCTTACGGTGTAAGTGTTCCCACACAGTAGGAGGTATATATTTCTTTGATTCTGCGATGAGTTCCCGAATATACGTTTGTGAGTATTCACGGGCCTCTTTTTCTATTTGGTCATCTGTTTGTTCAACAACTTCATCTTCAGTCATCTTTTTACCTGTATCGAGCTATACGGGCAGTTCTGTATGTGCATCTTTAGCGCACGCCTTAGCTCTTTAATCTCTTCATTTAAACGTTCGACTTCATCCTCTAGTAGTGTCATTCTTTAGTAGCTTCTTTTGTTTTAATCTGGTGTTCAACTGGTTCTTCCTCAGCGGGTTCCTCAGGGGGTTCCTCGTTAGGTGCGCTTTCGGGCTCTGGTGGGCTCTGCTCTGCACCTTGCTCTTCAGTTTCCCCGGGTAGGAGTGAGTCAACTTCCGGCCTTTGTGCCTCTTCCTCGACTTCGGGCTCTGCAGGAAGGTGAAGGAGGCTCCATATTTTGTTTCTAAAGTCTACAGTGTCTGGAATTGTGATACCCCCTCGTGCAAGGTTGGAGAGTGCGGTTGCCACGTCTGCACCTGCACTAGATGCCACATCGCCGTGTGTAAGTTTAGGTAGCGTTTCAGGATTGATGTCTGCGTTAAGCCTCGCTAAGCGTGGAACTGCGTAACTATTAATTACATCAGCCACGCTGTCGAGGATGGCGGTTATGCTTAAACTGAAAATATTATTTCGCGTTTCTGCTAGAGCATAGCTACCTGTCTGGTCTTGACCTAACATAAGGAAGTCAGCCAGAACAGTCATCGCTATCATTTTATTATACCTAGAGATAATCTGGTCGGTCATAAACTGCCTTTGAGAGCTCGGGCCCAACAACGTAATATCATACATCTTACCCCCGCCATCGTCAGGGGCGTATTGAGTGGAGGGCATAATAATACCCTCGTCTTGATTTCTGTGGATGTTTGTTATTACCGTTTTATAATAATCCCGTGCGGCCTGTGAGGCTGCGTCACTACCTAGTAGAACAGACTCGGGCACCCACATAATCGGAATACCTGCTAAGTCTCTTTCCACACCTATGGCTTCAATGTCCTCGATGTTCTTTTTTAGATACCAACTTCGATAAGCACCCCTTAACATAGAGATGCCTTCAGGGTTGCCCTTACGAGGCTTAAGCCTAAATAGTAAACTTTTCTCAAGCGGTATTTCAGTTATACTATAATGCGGTGGTGCTAACTGAACCATAGAGTTCACACCACCATATTCGTCAAAGTCCCATCTAAGCAGACTCTCCTGAGTGCGTATCCCCCACTTACGCCAGCCTACACGGCCGTCGTCATAATTAGAGTCGAGCGTTGGGTCGTCAGGATGTGGGCCTTCTCTCTTCTTATATACAAGCTCGAACCACGACCAGCCGAATATGAACATACTAAGAATTTCACTTAGGGTATCCTCCCAGTTAACAGCCATATCGTTAAATAAACAAGTTCGATAAAACTCTGCGGCTTCTTCGTCTGCCGGAGTTGGGCCCCCCGCCTCAAAGTCCCAGTCTACAGACCTACATACCATTTCAAGCGCGTAGAATATAGCCGAGATAATGGCATCGTTTTGCCACATCTCTTTATAAATCTTAACGCCCCTCTGTTGCTGCAGCTCAGGCAACCACTCTTCCCATATATACGGGCCTAATCTGAATAATCCTGTAGTGCCGTATTCTTGGAAGTAGTTTATTTCTTGTTGCTTTACTCGTGCACCCTGTGAATCAAGAGTAGGGAAGTCGGCGGGACTTAAACCGGGGAGGTCTCTATTAGATGGGGTTAGTGGTTGCTTTGCTAATCGCGCAGCCTCTGCTTTCGTTATTTTCTTTTTATCTTTAGGCATTTTATTACCTGATTAACCTTTATCCTTCGCGCTGTGCCATCGGTTTCTGCGCTCTGCGTATTTTATGATCTTCCTTGTCTGTTCGCCCTCGAACTTGCATTGGTTACAGTAATCGGTAAGCGTGCACCAGCGTTTACAGCCACCCATTAGCGCAAGCCACCCCATCGGCCCCCACCTTCGCCAACGATCTGCGGCATTATGACTCTTCCACCTTTACGTTGCTTGAGCGTCCACGTGTAAATCGCATAACGCATAGCATCCATTAAGTGGTCAAAGCCTTTCCTTTTATCAGGCAGTTCTTGGATATTGCCGTCTTTATCCTTCTGCCTAGAATACCCGTGTATTTCCTTGAGCGTCTGCACGGCCCGGGGGTTAATGATTATTTTATGCTGCCTTACGGCGCTAATACCATCCAATACGTCTTTCTTGGCAGGGTGCACGTTAAGGTCTGCCGCTTTCATTTCAGCAATTTTAGAGGGCTCTGCAGCGTCGCAGTAAATGGGAATTTGTCGGTGTAGCCTTGTATCAGCGATATGCTCTTTTAATTTCTCTTGTATCTTTTCGATAAACTCACTGTTAAGCGCTCCACGCATATAGAGCTCGTCTATAACGTAGATATTCCGTTCCTTGAGCCCTAAAAGAATAAAGGCATTAGGGTTTTCCCAACCGAAGTCTACCCCTGCGATAACTGAGTCATAATCTTCATACTCGTATCCGAAAAGGTCTTGTTCCCAGTTAGTATAGACCTGATTTTCTAATGACCCCCATTCCCCTAGAGTGTATATCTTATGTAAGTTTGCATCAACGTCGATTAATTCTTCTAGTGATTTAACGTAATCTTCATCCAAGAAATGATTATCTTTATAAGTATAATGCTGAATCTCTACGTCTTCACGTTCATTGCGCTGGATGAAGAAGTATTGATTGAGCCAATGGTTCTGGTCAATTGGGTTAAAGGTGAGTATTAATTGTCTATAATTGCCCTTGAGTTCGTGACCCCTTAAGCGGAGTCT